GTTCGCAAGCAGTTAAGTCGTATTTAAGGTTATGACAAGCAATAGCAATACTTCCACTTCCTAAGTGTGTGTCTAATATTTTATCTCCTTCTTTTGCATAGTTCATTAATAGCCATTCGTAAAGTTTAACAGGTTTTTGGCACATATGAATTTTCTTTTCGTATTCTCCATCTTGTAAAAAACCTCTCCACATCCATCTAAACATTCTAGCAGCACTACTAAAGGAAGTCCAAGCCATCTCTACATCTGCTGTTTTTGTTCCATCATTTACCTTATCCCAAACTAACCAAGCTGAAGAAGGCGGCATTATGTGGGCATAATAATTACCCCCCCAAATAATCTGATTTTTGCTAACTCTAAATAATTCTTCAAAATATTCTGAATTAGGAATTTCATTATCCCAATTACCTGTCTTGTAATCATTGCTTTTTGTTAAGCACTTTTTAGAAGTAGACCATTTTTTTACTTTACTTATTCCAATCCCATAAGGAGGGTCTACTATTGCTAAGTCAAAATGATTATCTTCAAACCTTGACATTAACTCCATATTATCTTCGTTAGTTATATTCATTGGGTAGCATTAATCTTATTCCTAGTTCTGTTAAAGCCCATATCCTTATTTGATCTGCATATACTTCAAACTCTTTAGTATTCATTCTAGCTGTACTGTTTACTGTTTGCAGACCTATCTGTTTATCGTTTATATCTATGCTTTGCCATTCGCTTGCAAACTTGACTTTTAAAGTATCATGCATTTCATCAGGAAAGTAACCAAGTGATTCGCCTAATGGTTGTACTATACAAGCCCAGTAATAATTGTTTTGCATATTACTTCTATTGTTTCTTTGTTTCTTTACTTTAACTATATAATCATTACCTAATTCTTTTAAATAGTTTATCAAGCTTTGCTTATCTTTATCACACTTTATCACGAACTTCAAAATAATTCTTTTTGTGGTTGTTCTTTGTTAATTCTTTCTTTAGATATGTTAAAATAATTCTTATCTTGTTCTATTCCTATAAACTTTCTGTTTGTATTCTTTGCAGCTACTCCTGTTGTTCCGCTCCCCATTGTGAAATCTAATACAGTTTCTCCCTCGTTAGTATAAGTTTTTATAAGGTATTCCATTAAGGTAACAGGTTTTTGGGTTGGGTGCTTGCCACCCTCTCCACCTTTAAATGGTGTTGCGAAGTATTGTATAGTTTTAGGATATCCCTTTGTTGTAGGGATTTGTCTATCTACTTTTTTAAAGTCTCCATAAACATTCACCTCATTATCATCTCCACTTCTTGTTCTTTTATCTAAATATGTTTTATCTATCATTTGTGGGTTGTATGTACATTGACTTCTGTAAAATACACATATATTCTCGTGCTGTCGCATTGGCTGTCTCTTAGAGTTTAAATGACCTGTTGCGTGTGATTTTTGCCATATCCATTCATACTTAAAATACTTAGGGTTACTCATAATCAAAGCACTTGTAAAAGGTTGTGAGCTATTTAACACTATCGCTCCATTAGGCTTTATAATTCTATTCAGTTGCTCCCACATTAATTTAAAGTCTATAACACTATCCCATTTACAGGCTGTTGTGCCATAAGGGGGGTCTGTTATAATTGCGTCAATACTTTCATCAGAAATAGACTTCATTACTTCAATGCAATCTCCTTTTCTTAAGTCTATCATTTAGTCAAAGGATTCATTGATTCCTCTTTCACCTAATAGCTTTTCCTTAGCACCAGCCCAAAGTTTATCTCCTCTTTTCTTTTTACTTAATGATGCTTCAGTTCTCTTTATACTAGGCATTCCATCTTCAGGTTCTGATTCCATCCATAAACCACAATCACAAAGAGCTTGTATAGTTCTCCATCTACCTTCTCTAAGACCTATTGTCTGTTTACCTATTTCTTCTTCATTGCCGCATTTACATTTATATAAAGTCATTGTGCAAGTCCTCCAGTTAGTGTTTTACTTTTACCATAAAGCTTATCTAATTCAAAGTGTAAATGATTAATAGCTTTCTGTATGTCTTGTTCCGCTGGATTGCCCTCTTTTTTGCCAGCTCTTAATAGATAGCTTACAGCTGTACCAGTATTATATCCTAACTCAAAATCTTCAACAATATTCCTAGCACTAAAACCGAATTTAGTTCCTGTATAATAGCTAGGCTCAGGAGTTGTTTTGTAATCTTCTTTGTTTGTCATTTTCTAATATTTTAATTAATCCATCTTGCGTATTAAGTGATCTAGGTCTTTTAACTTTACGATATTCTTCAGGATCAAATATAAGTTTAACTTCCCTTACTAAATTATTATCATCATATTTTACTATCCATCTACTAGAATAATGCATCTTGTTTCTTTTAATGTGTGCTAAATAACTCATTCGCTGTATTTTTTATATAATTTTTTTATACTATCAAAGCAAGTTGATATACAAGAACCACAATTTGTGCCACTCGAATAATTAGTTGCGTGTATAACATTATAAACTTCGATCATTCTTTTTTTGGCTTCTTGATTCTTTGCCCTACCTGTCTTTAGGTCTTTCCACATATCTAATATTTCATCAATTATTTCTTTTGGTAAATCTTCTGGGGTTTCTATTACTGTTGTCTTTTGCCATTTTTTAGGATTGTCGGCACACTCCATAGGGGCAAGACGTGCCTTCAGTTTCATAAAACATTTACAAATTGAGCAATTTCCTAATAAACTTATATACTTATCACAAGATTTACATATTGCTATCCTGTCCTCATAGACTTCATTAGGTACAAAAAACTTATTCATTTCAAAACTCTATCAGGATAAGCAAATCCGAATTGCATTTTAAAACTATCATTTTTTTTTGGGTCATACATCTTCATTTAGATCATTTTTAATTATTTCTTTTACTTTGTGTATTGTAGTAAACAAGCTGTTTCTACTTATCTTTGTCTTAGCTGCTAGTGAGTCTAAAGTTTCTCCGCTATAATATAACTTAAAAATCTCTCTATCATACCAGCTGTCTAGCTTATCTAATGACTTATCTATTTCTTCCAATTTATTGATTTTATAATTGTCTGCTTCTTTGTTAGGAATATTTGATATATTTTTATTATTTGCAAAATTATGTGCAACTTCATCATTACTAAAAGTTGTACTGCAATTATGACTAAAACGGTCAATATGTGTATAATACTTTTCATACTTATAATAAAAATTACTTCTTGTGCTTGTTAAAGCTCTTCGTAAAGCAACAGCACCATACCTTGTAATTCCTAATACCCCATCTTTATCATAAATACTTTTTAAAGTTTCTGGATTCATTTGTAAAAAATACAGCATAAGTTCCTGTACAGCTTCGTTAATTTTATTCTCATCAGTTGTTAATCCATAAGCCATTGTCCTAAACTTATCAGTAAGCTTTGATATTTCAATATATATATCAGTCATCAGTTGTTTCTAAACCATCTAATCTTGTAACTGTTTCTTGTAGCATCTGATCTAATACAACTTTGTAAGCCCTTACAACTGCTGAGTTGCTTTTAGTTTCTATTCCTGCAAAGAATCCATTTGTAGCTACTGATACATTAATTGGAATTATAACTATCCAATCGTAAAAGTTATTTTCTCTAACGCCCTCACCATATCCGTTGCTATATTCTGTTATAATCTCTAAGACTTCTAAATAATTATTGTATCTAGTTTGTGTTGTTACTTCTGCTACAAACTGTTTACACATTGTAAGATAAACATCTACGATTGATTTGTGTTCTTCACTCGAATAGATTGGCTCATGCATACGCCAAAGATATAAAAAATGTTATTCTATTTCTTTTTCTTTTTTTATCTTTTTAACAAGCTCTTTGTAATAACTTATCTTTTCTTCATAATCTGACCTAGCAAACTTCATTATTTGTCTAGCTTTATATTGCAAATCTTCAGCAGTTCCTTCTCCATATTTAGCATCTAATTCTTTGCCAAATTTATATTGTTCTCCCTGCTCAAACATATTACACTTTACACATTGTATTTGATTTCTTTCGTCATATCTAGTTGCCATAAAACGCCTAGACTGAAAGTGTCCACATTGCATTCCTGACTTGTAGTGTTTAACTACGCCACAAGTAAAGCATTGTACTAACCCATTTTGACTATTTCTAAGCCTTATATAAAGACTAAACCATTTGTCTAGTTCTTTCTTTAATTTGCTTATTGATTTCAATATTAATTTATCAAAGAGTATTTGCTAAAAGATACTGGCTCATCATATCTATTTTTGCTATTTACAAATTCACTTCTAATTAAATATCCTTCATCTTTTAATTCACTTACTCTTGAAGTAAGACGCATAATGCCATAATCTTTCATAGCTTCTAATGCTGTAATAGTTCCTTTGTCTTTTAAGTGTCTAATAATTCTGTCTTTTTGTGTTAATGTTTTCATCTTTTTAATTTAAAATTAATATACAGCACTATTGCTAATATTATTACCCAGCCTATCATAATCTTTAAGAAATATTTTCTAAACATTTA